GATTAGATGCATTGGAATTATTCGATTTCTTCAAATTAGATCACATTCATGGATTAAATAAATTTGATTGTTTTGACAGGATTCACGATGGTGGAACATACATTGATGGATTGACAAACTTTCATCCATATGACAATCCAGATGATCCAAAATTGAAACCATTTGTTTTTCTGAATTTAAAAGCATTTGTTGGAAATCATGAGGATGTCACATTGATAATGCATGAAATGATTCATTTGTCATTGTTGTTGTATGATTGGCAAATTCAAGAAAATGAGGAATCAATTGTCAGTTTTGCCGAAGCCGAAACAAATTATTTGATAACTGAAATATTTAAAATTGAATACATCGCAAAATAATTTTTTATTTTTTTAATTGTGTTTTAATTTAATTTGTATATTTGATAAACTTTAAAACAAAATAACATGAAAAACAGGGTAACACAATTTGACAGATTAGTATTCAGAACAACCGCGATAATGTCATGTATCACGGTCATAATCATTTTGAACATCAAATCCAAAATTGAAGATAAAAAACACTTTTTGGAACGCATCGAATCATTGGAAAGCGATTCAATCGAAACACATAAATTGTTGGAAAATTATTATAAAATCAATTTATTGAAGCAAAATGACTAATCAAGAACGCGAAAATATATTGAACAAATTGACATTGATTGAAACATCAGAATTCAGAAAACGCGGATTGGAATTAACCGGAAAATATACACATGAACCAACAAATTTTCGTTCCGATTTGTACGAATTATTTAATAAATTCAATGATGAAGATTTAAAAAAATTGTATCACTTTAAAACAAAAATATGAACGATTTTAATGAAGGGGATCCGGTATTCGTCAACAAATACAAAGAACATGGAGTTGTTGAATATTGTGAACGAAACAAAGTGATTGTTTTATTAATCAACGGAAAAACGGTTCAATGTCAATCATTTGAATGCGAATTGTTGGAAGATGATGAAATTGAAGTTGATTGTGAATGTTGCGATGGTTCTGGATTAATCGAGGTCATGAAATGCCGAAACAATTCAAATGAATGTTGCGGTGGATGTTTTGAATCCGTAAATTGTGATGAATGCAATGGAAATGGTAAATTGATGAAAGATATTTTTGAACTAATTTAAAGCATAAAAAATGACAACACAAATTAAAATAAAAGAAATAACCATTGATGATGCCGACAAAATAAAGCAACATTTGGAAAGCGGAAATGATTGGCAAATAACCATTTACGATGGCACGGATGATGATAAATCGATTGGCATTTTTTTAGAGCAATCGGACTTAAAGAAATGTTGCACAATAATGTTTAATTTAACCGAAAAGGAAGCATTATTTTTGGGAAAATCATTAATAACAATGGCCGAAAGCATTTAAAAAACAAATATGACAACATTTTCCGAAATGGTTGAATTCCTTAAAAACCAAAAAAATTGCCGTGTAAATTGCAAATGGTTTACGATTCCAGATTTACATGATTATTTGCACAAAGAAACGCGAATTGTCGAAACAATGGATATTGGTGACCGAAAATCATCCAAAGAATGCCAAAGGATAAAAAACACAATTCAAATTGTGATTCAAGCAATACAGGAAGGAAACACCGAACCGATTGGAACCAGACACAAAACAGATGATCCGCGTTTCAATCAATAAATTAGTATATTTGTAAAAAAAAAAGAACATGACAGAAAAAAAGAAATTGAAGGAAATGGATTGGAAAACGAAAATTTTAGGTTTTATTATGTTGCCAATCGCATTGGTGTTTTGGATGATTGACCGATTTATTCATGTATTGATGCCACATGCAGACCATCCAACATTCAAACAATATTTAATGAAACCATCCAATATCAAATACACGATTGTTCGAATAGCGGTGTTTTCATTACCGATTTTAATTTATAAATTATTTTTTTAAATGTTGAAAATATTAAAATCATTTAACAAATATTTAAAATGGATTGATTCGGAAAGAATTAAAGCAATGATTTATTGCGGTAAAGGGTTTAATTGAAATAATACATGACACCAGAAGAACAAGCAAAAAAAATATTGAACCGAATGACCGTTGATTTTAATATTGATAAATTCCAAACAAAAGAATGTTCATTGGTTGCCGTTGAATTAATAATTGGATCAATAAATGAAAATGATTTTGAAAAAATGAATTATTGGCAAAAAGTCAAAAACGAAATAAAAAAAATCAATTAACATGAACAAAGCAATATTGGAATTCAATTTGGATGATCCGAATGATGCAAACGCATTTGAATGCGCAAAAAAAAGCATTGATATGAGTTTATTTCTTTGGCAATTAACACAAAACATTCCAAAGCGTGTTGATTACGCAATAACAGGACATGAGGACACATACACGATTCATGATGTTGTTGATTTATATTCGCATTTCGTCAAAGATGAATTGGAACATTACAAAATTGACGTTGATAGCTTAGTAAAATAATGCCAAAGCCAAGACAAAACGAAACGGAAAATGAATTCATTGACAGATGCATCCCATTTGTATTGAATGAAGGAACCGCAATAAACACGGCACAGGCATTCGCATATTGTCAATATTTATGGGAAAACAAACCAACATCATTAAACAAAACTAAACAAAAGTCATTTAAAAAAGAATGAGTCAAGCAACACAACAAAAGAAAACCAAAATGATTGAAGCAATGTGCAATTGTTTGGGTGTTGTTAGTGATGCATGTAAAATTGTTGGAATAAGTCGCAAAACATATTATGATTGGATGAAGGATGATGATGATTTCCGGCAATCCATTAATGACATTGATGAAATCGCGTTGGATTATGCAGAAACACAATTGTTTAAACAAATCCGAGAAGGATCAACAACCGCGACAATCTTTTTTTTAAAAACCAAAGGCCGAAAACGTGGATACATTGAACGGCAAGAATTCGCAATTGACAACACACGGCCGGATTTGTCACAATTATCAATTGATGAGATAAAACAACTTTTGGATGAACCTTCAAAAGAATAGCAAACGCGAATGGCTAAAAATGTGCCTTCGTTTAGAATTAGCAAAAAAGGACTTTTGGGAATTCTGTTTGTTTTATGACCGCGAATTTTTCATTGAACGCGAATTTTTGAAAGAAGTTGCCGAAGCATTCCAGAATATAAACGACAATAAAATCAAATCATTGGCGGTTTCAATGCCACCACGAGCCGGTAAAAGTTACATTACATCATTGTTTTGTGCGTGGACTTTGGGAAATCATCCAAGTGAATCAGTCATGCGAAACACATGCACCGCGCAATTATTCAATAAGTTTTCATATGATGTTCGTGACATTGTGAAATCCGAACGTTTCCAATTTGTGTTTCCAGATGTTAAATTGTCAGATGACAAAGCAAATTTGCAAGGTTGGAACACAAACAAATCAAAACAGGTTGGTTATTTTGGGGCCGGTGTTGGTGGAACAATCATTGGATTTGGTGCATCAAAAATCGCGATAACCGATGATTTGTATCGTGGGATTGATGATGCTATAAATGAGAACATGAACGCACGAATAATGCAATGGAAACAGGCAACACACGATTCACGTTTTGAATCCGGATGTTCACGAATTGACATTGGCACACGATGGACTAAAAATGATGTGATTGGAACACAAACCGATTCCGGTGTTTATGACAAACAAATAATAATTAAAGCATTAAACGAACGTGATGAATCATTTTGTGAATCAGTCATGACAACCGATGAATATTTGGATAAAAGAAGCAAAACGGCAAAGGAAATATGGTTGGCCGAATATCAACAGGAACCAATTGATTTGGTTGGAATGTTGTTTGGTGATCTTCGCACCATTTCATTAAAAGAATTTGAGAAGATACAGGAACACACCGAAATTGATGGTTGTTTGGCTTATGTTGATGTTAGTGATACCGGCAAAGATTTCACCGCATGTGCGGTTGGTTGTTTAATTGGTTCCGATGTTTACATTGTTGATTATGTATTTGACAAGTCAAACACCGATGTGACAATTCCATTAGTTGCATCCGTTTTAGAAAAGTGGCGTGTTAAATATTGTCGTGTTGAATCCAATTCGATGGGTGCAATGTTTGGTCGAATTTTGCAAAAAGAAACAAAATCACGAATTTTGCAAGTGGCAAACACACAAAATAAAATCACCAGAATAATCATGCAAAGCGCATTTGTATTGCAAAGAATGATTTTCGTTGAAACCGGAACACCACAACAAATTGCGTTCGTTGATAATGTGTTGTCATTCAGTAAAGAAGGAAAAAACAAAAATGATGATGCGCCGGATTGCATGGCCGGTTTGTCAATATTTATTCAATCAATGTTTAAAAATTTATGAAAGTAACCGAAATCGATTCAAATATTCATGTAATTGATTATGAAATTGAATCATATCGCAAAGGACCGATGAAATTGGCGTGTTTGTCCGATTTACATTTAGACAATCCAAAATGTTTGCAAGATGTTTTGATTAAGCATTTAAATTATTGCAAAGAACATGAAATTCCAATTTTTTTGAATGGTGATACACTTTGCATCATGGGTGGTAAATGGGATTCAAGAACGTCAAAAAAAGATTTAAGACCAGAACATCAAACGAATGATTATTTCGGTGCAATTGTACGCACAACGGTTGATTTTTTGAAACCATACGCGCATTTGATTACGGTGATTGGTTATGGCAACCATGAGACATCGGTTCTGAAAAGGCATGAAATAGACCTTTTAAAAATGATTGTTGAATCATTAAATGAAAAAACCGGTTCAAACATTCATTTGGGTGGTTATGGCGGTTGGATAATCATGAAAGGATTCAGATGTTCAACTAAAATTCGCTACGCG